TTTGTGCAAAAAATCTTATCTTTATAAATTATGTTATTTAAATAACTAACTTCTAAAATATAAAAATCGTTTTCAGTTAATGTTCCAAAAACCGCATCAAATGAAATATAATTACCGTCAATTACTGAAGTAGCATTAACTGTAATACTTTTATTTGTACTTTCGCTTGTTAGTTTCAAATTCAAAGTACCTACTGTAAATTCTCTTGGAATTATTTTAAAGTTTTTGTTTCCGCTTGTAGTGATTAACTTCATATTAATATATAAAGAAAAAATAAATATTTTGTATAGTGTAGAAATAAAAAAAGGGTTACCCGTTAAGATAACCCTAATTTACAAGTAAAAGTACTTATTATGCTGTTGGATCAATTTGAACCGCTGAAGCATCATCAGTGATAACAGTTGATGTTACAAAGTAAGGTGGTGCAGTTTCTTGAGCATTCACCGTTAAAGTATAGCCCGTCAAATCCCCCATTGCGGCTCCGGTGACTATTGTCCCCCCATTTACATCGCCGCCATTTTCAAGTCCTACTAAAAAGAAGTTTCCGTTATAATCTTCAACCGCAAGGTGTGGACGAGCGTGTGCGATTAATTTAAGTTCTTCTTGTGTAGCTTTGTCTTGAAATGTCAAAGTCATATTAAGTGTAGTATCATAGAAAGTTGTTCCGTTTTCTCGGCTTGAGGTGATAGCAGTTTCCATTGAACTGTTACCTTTTACGTCAAACTGAAACCACGTTGGAGTTCCAGATACTGCTGTTATTTCGCCAGCTACGATTGTCGCATCTCCTAAAGTTCCGTAATCTGCAAAGTAGATAGTTTTAATACCACCCACCGCTGATTTGCAAGGTACTTTACGGCCGCTAGTTATTAGGCATCCCATAGGTTTTAAGTTTTTTAAATAAAAAAGGGCGAGTTATTTTACCCACCCTTTTTCAATGATTAATTAATTATTAAGAGTAAAGAACGATATCAGTTACCTGTGCGTACTGGACGCCGGCAGTAAATCTCATCACTACTCGAATATTTTGACTTCCGTCCGTTTCACTCATATCGATAACACGAACTTCTTGCTGATCTGAAAGCAATCCTGTTCCGAAGAAAAGATTTGATTTTTCAGCTGCAATCATAGTTCCGTCAGCCATACCTTTTGCAACTACTAATTGAATTCCATCAAAGTATAAACCACCTAAAACTTGATTAGTTCCTTTGTTGTCGAAACCATTTGCTCCAACTCCTGCAGCACCAAATCCTCCTAAAGCTCTTGTGTAAGCTCTAGCGATGTCTGAAGATACGTAAATTCTTAAATCGTCTTTCCCGTAAACAGCAGTAGGAATGGCATCGGCTACACGGCCAAGCTCTGTTACAATTGTAGCAGGATCAACAGCGGCAGCAACTAAGTCTTGAGCTGCAGGTAAATCTCCATCAGCTGCTAATAAAGTTGCAAGACCGTCGAACTCTCCGGCGTTTGCATTAACACCTTGCCAGATGTTTTTTTCTGTTTTATCTGCTACTTTAGCCGCAACGTGACCAAGTACGAAATCAGAAAAAGAAGCTGGAATATCTGCAAAAGCTGAATATCCCATCTCTAAAGCTTGCCACGATTGGTGAAGCTCTTTTTTACACAATTCAAGGTTTACTTGAAATTCCTCAGCTGTTAAAACTTTTTCAGTTAAAGTTAAAGTTCCTTGTCCTGTTTGAAAATTACAATCTGCATCACGTACAATGTTGTCAGTTGATGCTTTTTGTAGAACAGACTTGTATCTTACGTTTGGTAAGATTGTAATCTCATTGTTTGCTAGAGTATCCCCAGAAAGCAAAGCGGCTGCGATGTATTTTCCTGAAAATTCCCCAGCATAGGTTGTTGTAATTGCTAAACTCATTTGAATTTTTTTTTAGTTGTTATTTATTATTTATTTTAAATTTGCGAATACTCTATCCATTGTATTTGCTTTTCTGTTTGAACCTATCTTGAATTTTGACAGCTCTTTGAAAGACTCTGGATTTGAAACGATAGGCTCTGCACTCGGTTCGCTTAATGCTGCTTCAACTTCAGTTGGTACTTCTTTTGAAAGCTCAACAGTTAAGTTGTTTCCCATTTCGATAGCTGATAGTTCTTCTTTTAAGTCTTCTTCAGCTTTAATATCTGCAATAGCGTCTTCAAGATTTTTAATTCTTTTTTCCATTTCTTTCCAATCTGCAACGTCGGCTTCTTCAGCTAGTTCTTCTTCCATTTCTTCTTCAGATTCTTCACTAGGTGCTTCATCAGAAACTTCACGAACATCAGCAATTAATCCTTCTTCTTCAATTACTAATAATTTAGAATCTTCAAGGATATACTCGCCTACTGGCATTGCCACCTTTTCGTCATCTGTTACAATAAAAACTTCTTTCCCTTCTTCAAAGGATTCAGCTTCAATCACAGTTCCGTTTTCCAGTTTAATTTGTTCAAGCTTTACTTCTTCATTCAAGCTTAACACATTCTTGATTTTTTCAATCATATTGTTTGACTTCATATTAATATATAATTTAGTTTAATTTATTTTGTATTTTCGTTATGCTTTTTTCTGTAATATAAACCATTCTACGCCGTCACTCCATATTGTGATACCTTCATAATCTTTATTTATTCTATATGCGTTTGAACTTCCGTCTAGCGTTTGCCCAGGTGCTGGAGTTATGTCTGCGTGATCTTGACTGTTAAAAGTACTGTCAGATATAAACCTTATTTTTCTATGAATATGAGCAACTGCGTCTGGTAAAGTATAAACTGCCGTACCATTGCCACCAGTCCACGATAGCTTAAACATAAAAGTATCGTCATATATAGAAACGTTTAAATCCACATCAACCCCAGCCTCTACCGTTATATCAGTAGATACAAAGTAATTTTTGAATTTAGATGCTGTCGTTTTTTTAGTTAATCCTCCCTGTACTAAAGGAATTATTTCGTTTCCTTGTAATTCCGTTGCTATTGGTAATTGACTTATTTTTAAATTTGGCATTATATTAATATTTTTTGATTATTTTCTTGAAGTATTAAATAAGTGTCTTCTTGTGTTAAAAACTCTATTCTTTCACCAATAGAAGACGTGCTACCAATTCCTTGGGCTCTTAAAGTACCGTCACAGCATTTAGTCGAATAAGTATTATCTTTACAAAGACAACCTTTTCTGCCACCTTTAGGACTTGTTCTACTAGGTGTTTCAAATTGTTTCATTATTTTATTTTTACGCAATTAGGCACAGTCTTTCCGTCTGACGACAATTCTAATTCTTTTAATTTAGATTCTGACCAACGTAAACCAGCTTTTCCACCCCAGAGCAAATAAGAAATAGCGCCACAAGCTTCGTTGTCTTTTTCATTGTAGTATTCTGAAGCTCTTGATAGATAAGAGTACATTCTTTTTATAGTTTCTTTACTAAGTCCTTTGCCTTGTGCTAATTGTCTAGCCCTAACTTTTCCAACTTGAGTGGCGCATTTATTGCCTTGTTTCTCGTTAAGTTCAATTCCTTTCTTTGCATTGTTTTTAACAGCATCTGGATAATCAGCGTAAGTTTTAAGATCAACTTCTTCATTCTTTAAAATTGACTTTACTTGATTTAATAAATACTCTGCTTCTTCATCTTCAATAGAAGAAAGTTCATCTTTTATTGCTGCATCGTTCGGCCGTTCCATTTTATCAGCGAAATATCCTTCAATACTGAAGCCTTTTACCTTGCCAGTCTTCACGAAGGCATTCCAGATCTTATCATTATTCACTTTAACACTACCAACCCACGTTCCTAAAGGCAAGTCCATTCCGAACTTAACGCTCTTATCGTGAACTTTGTCTTCAACTATCCAAGATTCCACTAAACTAAGTCCGTTTATTTCGTATTGATGCTCAAGTGTAGCGTTGTTTTGTTTGCTATTCATTAAATACATTTGAGATGCTTTTAAGACAGTATCTTTTGAGAAATATATATAATACTCATCTTCACCATTACGTCTGTAAATCGGCTTGTTTGGTATCAATAAAGCACCCATTAAAATTCTACGCTCTTTATCAACTTCAGCAAGTTTAAACTCTTGACTTTTTAAAGCGACAAAATCTTCCTCTATTGCCGGGCTCTCAACCACACTTATGGCTTCAATTCCAAGCTCTTGATCTTCATCTAATATCAATTCGACTATTCTCATAATTATATATAAAGTTTTTTTATTTATTTTGTTTTTTATAAAGTTGCACCCTCAACAATATTATTTTCTAAACTTTGTGCAGTAGTGACGTCATTCGATACTACGTAAGCTTGTACTGGTTCGTTTGTTTGCTCTGCGACTGTATCTGCTAAAACGCTTGTTTCACTTGCTCCGACTACATTGAAACTTGGTGGAGCTGGTGCAGATCCTCCCGTTGCTGCTGCACCCCCACCGCCGCCGCTAGTTTTCGGAACTTTTACACTTACAATTTTTTTAACGTTTTGAAGACCAGATGCCAATATAGCTCCAGCGTTTGCAAATTTTAATGCAGTTTCAAACGGCGTTACAGTTGTAGCCGCTAAAGCATCTGAAACACCTCTATAAGTGTTAATTGTAGCACTAGCAATTCCTAAAGCTTTGCCTGCCGCAGTTTCTTCTCCAGCAATGCCACTAAATTTTTGTAGAACATCAG